AGGTCCGTTACAGCATGAAGATGTCACACAACTTACCATCGCAGAAAAAGCTGCAAGAATACTACAGATCATTAACGCCGCAATCGCAGCAGGAGCTCGACGACCTGCTGTCGCTGTTCAACCGCGCGTGGTTGCCCAATCCCGGACCTCAGTCGGCCGCGTATCACAGCGCGGCTGACGTGCTCGGTTACGGGGGGCAGGCGGGCGGCGGTAAGACGGACCTAACGCTCGGCTTGGCGTATATGCAGCACCACCGTAGCGTGATCTTTCGGCGCGAGCACCCCCGCCTGACGGCGATCATAGACCGCAGTAGGCAGATCTTCAACCCCTTCAACGACGCGGCGCTCAAGGATATGTTCAACGAGTCGTTGCATAGGTGGCGCTTCGGTGGTACGACGGGGCACCTGCTGCGATTCGGCAGCATTCAGTATGAACAGAATATATTGAACTGGCAGGGACAGCCTTACGACCTGCACGCGTTCGACGAGGTGACGGAGTTCAGTGAAAATATCTTTCGCTCGGTGACCGCGTGGAACCGGACGACACGCGCGGGTCAACGTTGCCGCGTCGTGTGTACTATGAATCCTCCGTTGACGAAGGAGGGCGAGTGGGTTATTAAGTTCTGGGGTCCTTGGCTCGATGATAAGCACCCGCGACCCGCGAAGGCCGGCGAGCTGCGCTGGTACACGACGATCGGCGGCCAGGACATCGAGGTCGACGGTCCTACGCCGATCAAGGTCGCAGGCGAGGAGGCGCTCGTCGTGCCGAAGTCGCGCACCTTCATCTTCGCGTCGGTGTACGACAATCCCTATCTGCTCGAGCAGGGCTACGTCTCGACGCTGCAAGCGCTGCCCGAGCCGCTGCGCTCGAAGCTGCTGCACGGCGACTTCAAGGCGGGGATCATGGAGGATCCTTGGCAGATCATACCGGCGGATTGGGTGCGCGCGGCGCAGGCACGGTGGACGAAGATCGTGGCCGAAGGTGTGCAACCTAAGTTGCCCGTGCAGCAGCTGGGCGTGGACGTCGCGCGTGGCGGACCTGACCAGACGGTGTTGACGCCGAGGCGGGGCAACTTTTTTGATAAGCAGCTCGTGTATCACGGCACGCAGACGCCCGACGGTCCGAGCGTGGTGCGTGTGATCGTGCCGGTCGTTGAGAAGGATACGCTGGTCGCGGTGGACATCATCGGTGTGGGCGGCTCGCCCTTTGACTTTAGTAAGGCGGTAGGTCTTAACATCGTCGCGCTCAACGGCGCCGAGGCGACCGAGGCGAAGGATAAGAGCGGCAAGCTGGGTTTCTTTAACCGGCGCGCCGAGTGGCACTGGCAGTTGCGCGAGAACCTTGATCCGAGTAGCGGTCAAGAGCTCGCGCTGCCCGCTGATCCGGAGCTGCTCGCGGACCTTACCGCGGCGCGCTGGGAGATCACACCGCGCGGCATCAAGGTGGAGCTCAAGAAGGAGATCGTTGCGCGTCTAGGCCGGTCGCCAGATAAGGGTGAGTCGCTGATCTATGCGAACGCGAAGCTCACGTTCAAGGGGCAGGGCATCTTCGAGTACTACCAGCAGCAGCACGCAGCAGCGCAGGCCGCGCGAGAGGCTGCAGCTGCGGTAGCACAAGGAGGTAAGAAGTGAGCAAATATCTAGATACGTTTCCAGAGGTCGACGAGTGGTTGCGACAGCGCGCCGCGCGGCAGGTCGCGCTCAAGGCACGGCTCGCGTTGGGTATCAAGCTTAAGCCGGGACGTAGAAAGCAACCTGCGCCGGCGTTCGTTGAGACTGTGCAGGTGAAGGTAGCGTCGAGCTTCATCGAGGTTGCCGCTAAGCAGGAGGAGGTAGCGCTGAGCGTCGCCTGTGTTAGGCGACGTACCGCTACCATATATGACGCCGTGCTGGAGGATGACGCTTGAGCGAACGTGTGACGATCGTCGACCCCGCGGGCTTCGCGCACGTCGTCGAGGTCTACGCCGGGCAGCTCTACGGTCACGAGAACTTAGCGCAGGCGCTCGACGCACACCCGTCACAGCGCCACGCGCTGTGTGTGCAGCTCGCGGTGCTCGCCTTTCAGGGCAAGGTGTTGCCGGCGGGGTTCTACGTTAAGTAGATTTTTGTTTACATAGGGAATGGGGAGTATTATATTGTCGCGCATACACGTAGAGGAACGTTATGGCCACACGTGAGACAGCAGGTAAGAACGTCGACCCCGGTATCATCGCACGTGTTACGCAAGGCCTGCGCTACATCATCTCAGGCGTAGGACCGCAAGCTTGGTTCGGACCTATGCAGCCGCTGCAACCGCAGGCGCAGGACAAGACCGAAGGCCGCGCTTTTGACTACCCGGTGGGTTGGAACCTACGCATCGAGCCGCGCTCGGGCGAGGGCGTCTCGTTCTACAACCTGCGCTCTTTCGCCGACGGCTATGACTTCTTGCGGCTCATCATCGAGACGCGCAAGGACCAAGTCGAGGCGTATGAGTGGGACGTGCTACCGGCCGAGGACGCCGACGGCAACGTCATCGACACGCCGGAGACCGACGCCCACGTGCAGCAGGTTCGTGATTTCTTTCAACACCCCTCGCACGAACACGACTGGCAGACGTGGCTGCGCGCGATCTTAGAGGAGGTGTTCGTCATCGACGCGCTGTGCATCTACCCGCGCTACACCAAGGGCGGAGACCTATTCTCGCTCGACCTCGTAGACGGTGCGACGATCAAGCGGCTGCTCGATGACACGGGACGCACGCCGTTACCGCCTGACCCGGCGTACCAGCAGGTGCTCAAGGGCATACCTACAGCGGACTACTCGGCCGACCAGTTGATCTATCGTATGCGCAACCCACGCGTAAGCCGGATCTACGGCTACTCGCCCGTCGAGCAGATCATCATGACGGTGAACATCGCGCTACGTAAGCAGCTCTTTCAGCTGCAGTACTACACCGAGGGCAACATACCCGAGGCGTTGATGGGCGTGCCGGAGGGTTGGAGCGTCGAGCAGATCAAACAGTTTCAGACGTGGTTCGACGAGATGCTGGCCGGAAAGACGGACGCCAAGCGTAAGCTGTGGTTCGTGCCGATGGATCCGACTAAGATGAAGGAGACGAAGACGGTCGACCTCAAGGACCTCTATGACGAGTGGCTCGCGCGAATCGTCTGCTTCGCCTTTAGCATACCCCCGACGCCCTTCGTGCACCAGATGAACCGCGCGGTTGCGGAGACGTTGCGCGCGGAGGCGAAGCAGGAGGGCTTGCTGCCGGTTCTCACCTGGCTTAAGCGTGTTTTTAACTACATCATCGTGAGACATATGAACATTACTGACGTGCAGTTTCAGTGGAAGCTGCAGGGTACGGTCGACGCGGTCGAGCAGGCGAAGATCGACATGTTTTATATACAGGCGCACGTGAAGACGCCCGATGAGGTGCGCGGCTCGCTCGGTCTCGATCCGTTGACGCCCGAGCAGAAGGACACCGCGTGGCCGGCGCCGCCTTTGATGTTCGACGAACCCGGCGTCGACGAACCTAAACCGAAGCCCGGCGATGAACAGATAAAGTTACTTAAGCAGGAGGCAGCATAGTGAATCCGAACGGTAAGATAGGTTTTGGTGGGCACCTAGCCGTCAAGGTTATTCGCGGGCGCCCCACGCTTTGGCGATCGTTACTTGACTTTTTTAGGAGCATACTCAAATGAAACAGATCAATGTGCAGGTACCCTTTATTGGAGGTCGTCTCGGCCTGTCATATGAGCGCAACGGCGCGCTACGATTTCCGGGCGGCGTCATATTTGGTACGAACCTGAGAGCTGACCTCTTTCACCGCGGTAGGTGGCAAGGTAAAAGAGACCTCGGTTCGGGGCTCGTCACTAACATCGGCGTGCTAGCGTTGGCGAACGACATGAACTGGGCAGCGCCCTCCGCGGCGGCGATCAACGTCTTTAAGCTGCTCAAGTACCACGCCTCGGGCAAGGGCGTCACCGCCGCGGCGTCGACCGACTTCAAGATCGAGACGGATTCGACCGTGGGTGGGCAGACGCCGATCGCCGGCACCCAGGTCTTTACGCCGGCCGACAACCTGCAAAAGATCGTCTCGGTTGCTACGATCGCCTACACCGGCACGGAAAGTGTAACCGAGTGGGGCTTCTTCAACGACTCGCTGCTCTCGCGCACCACCGGCTCACCGTTCACGGCGACCACCGCGACGACGGGCACGGTCACCGGCACACCGCTCACGGCGTCTTCTGGTACGGTGCAGGGTGAGCAGCAGCACGTGGTGCACACGACGACCACGCCGCGGATCGGCTTGATCCTCTCGAACACCACGAGCATCTTGACGATCCAGGCTTGGCTGGTCGCGACGACCGGCGTCACCGGCAGCACGCCGGGCGCGACGGAGACCTACGCGCTGCGCCCGCTCATGTGGGATCACAAGGTCTTCACGTCTATCGGCGTGGTCAACGGTGACTCCATCCAGTTTACATATACGCTGACGATCAACTCCGGAGGTTAACATGGACCTAGTACTGACGATCACGATGTCGCCCGACGGTCGGTGCCAGGTGACCGGTCCGATCGCTAATAAGGGCGTCTGTTACGGTATGTT